AGATGTAGTTCGTTATTTTGGTCTTGAGCGGTTGATGGAAATGCGGCAACAAGCCAAAATGGGCCTTAAAAGAATGGAAGAAATGGGTCAGATGGGTAATAGCGAAGAGGCTATTATTCCTGACGATCTGCCATTTACACTTGAAGATTTAGAGTTTGCAGAGCCACAAGAGTATAATCAAGGTGGTGTTATCAAAGCACAAGAAGGTGTTTTTGTTGTGCCCTCTAGCTTCGATAATACACAATCATATACATCTACGACTGTTCCTGCTAGCTCTGTGGTTCCAACTAATACACAAGGCTTTACCACCGGTTACACACCAACTTTTGTAAATCAACCTGACATAACAACAGGCACTACTACAGACGATTCAGAAGATACAGACGAACCTTTTGTTCCTGAAGTTAGCGATGTGTATGAGTATAGAAAATATAAGAATACTAGTACTGGTGAAATTAGAGATATTGCATTTTATAAGGGTGAGCCTGTTATTCCAATTCCTGACGGTTTTGTTCCATACTCAGAAGATGAAACAACTGAACCTGAAGACGTAACAGATACTAGTGTTCAAACAGCTCAAGTTTTAGACACAGAAGATAGTAACGATAATTTTGATCCTTCTACGGGCACTCCAACTGGGCAAGAAACTAAACCTGTTACAGAATATTCAAATGAAGATTTGATGAGCAAATTGAATCAATCTCGTATGCTTGCAAGAGCATCTAGTGCAATGGGTGCCATAATTAATCCTGCCATTGGTGCTGTTGTTGGCGTTGCAGCAAAAGCAAGATACAATGATCTACTGGAAGAAGCTCAACGAAGAGGTCTTGATACTGGAGGCGCTGAACGTATGGGCAGTGTCTTTGGCGGTGAGTCTAGCTTGTATGAAGGTCTACAGGACTTTAGCGGAGATAAAAAAGTTACATTTGCAGACACGTGGCTTGGAGACTTGCTTGGCTTAGATGGACAAGCAGGTGTGCAAGGTCCGGGTCTGCAAGCATCTAGACAAGGCGCAAGACGTGGTGCAACTACTACCGCTGCAACAACTACTACCGCTGCAACAACTACAGCACGTACAGGCACAGGTGCAACAACTACAGCACGTACAGGCACAGGTGCACCAACTACCTCAATAGTTCCTACTATTCGTCCTGAAAGTTCCACTACAACTACTACACAAGGAAGTAGCGATGCTGGTCTCAGTGTAGCAAAAAGTATGACAGAAACAGAAAGAGAAGCCGGAAGAACTTATGCGGATAGAGGAGATGATCGTGATGACACTTGGAGTGGTGGTGGAAGATCTGTGTCGGAAGCTGATAAAAGTGCAAGCAGAGATGTGCAATCTGGTAGAGAAGCTGCTGCAGGTAAGGATTTTTCAGGCAGAGAAATTAGTTCTGACAAATACAGTGGTAGGGGTTATGCAGGTGGTAGAGCCGCAGGTGGTTTTATTACAAAACCTGAAGAACAACCTACAGCTACACCTAAAAAGAAACGTGGTATAGCAGCACGTAATAAAAAATAATCTGCTATATTAGACTGGCCTACCCATCCCCCATACCGACATGGCTACGGTGGCCCCAGTAAGGACTTAAAATATGTCTGAGAACATGACTGTTATGGCTTCTGAAATAGAAGCACCTAGAAAAGTTGCATTTGCTAATCGCAAGTATACTAATGAAGAACGGATTAAACAGGAAGAAGAAGAGCTTCAACAATTGATTAAGGAACAACAAGAACCTAAAGAGCAAGTTCAAGAGGAAGCTGAACCCGAATCTGCAGAAGAACGTTCTTTTAAAAAACGTTATGGTGATCTTCGTAGACATCAGCAGCAAAAAGAAAAAGAATATGAAGATCGTATTGCACGATTGGAAGAACAGCTTAACAAAGCTACACAACAAGAAATTAAATTGCCTAAGTCTGATGATGACATTGAAGCTTGGGCAAAGAAGTATCCTGACGTTGCAGCAATCGTAGAAACAATCGCAATTAAAAAAGCACGTGAGCAAGCAGAGGGTCTGGAAGCTCGTGTGCGTGAGATTGACGAAATGAAAGCAACTGCCGCACGTGAGAAAGCTGAAGCAGAACTTATGCGTCTGCATCCAGATTTTGATGAGATTCGTGACAGCGATGACTTCCATCAGTGGGTGGATGATCAACCTAAGTGGGTACAAGATGCGCTGTACGAAAATGATTCGGATGCTAAGTCTGCAGCTAGAGCCATTGACTTGTACAAAGCTGATAGAAATATCAAAGCTAAAACTACGAGTTCAAAAGATGCTGCATCTTCCGTGAATCCACGGGGTCGTAGCAAACCTGCTGAAAAAGAAACTTCCAACTACTACAGAGAATCTGCTGTAGCAAAGATGTCTGCTGCGCAATACGAAAAAGTTGCAGACGAAATCATGGAAGCCATTCGTACTGGTAAATTTATTTACGATTTATCGGGTAGTGCACGTTAAAAAGTATTGACAATACAGTTTACTCACTGTATAACTATATCTATAGATTTGAGGTTAGACTCCGGTTGGCTACTCTAACCTCTATCACTTTCCCACAAACACATGTCTTTACGGATTACCTAATACGACTAGGCCCGTATCACCTGCAAGCTATAACTGATCATTATATGCTGTAGGCTATACGCACCCTAATACGATTAGCCTCTGAAATAAACCATGTAAGTTTGTATCTGTAAATCCAAGCTATTATAGGAGAATAACAATGGCATTTGGAGCAGCTTCGGGCTATGGCAACTTGCCGAATGGCAATTTCTCGCCCGTCATTTACAGCAAACAGGTGCAACTTGCTTTCCGCAAAGCATCTGTTGTTGACGCAATTACAAACAACGACTACTTTGGCGAAATCGCAAACATGGGCGATACCGTCAAGATCATCAAAGAACCTGAAATCACTGTGTCGTCGTACCTGCGTGGTACACAGATCACTGCACAGGATCTGGATGATGAAGACTTCTCGCTGGTTATCGACAAAGCAAACTACTTTGCATTCAAAGTTGATGACATCGAAGAAGCTCACTCGCACGTGAACTTCCAGTCTCTGGCTTCGGATCGTGCTGCCTATCGTTTGGCTGATCAGTACGACCAAGAAGTTCTTGGTTACTTGTCGGGCTATGCTCAGTCGGCTCTTCATGTTAATGCTGACGCAGTGAACACAACTGTGAATGGCACAAAGGCAATCGCAACTGCTGGTTCGGACGAACTGCTTGCTTCAATGAAGCTCAAGAAGGGTGACTTCGGCAACATCTCGACCTCTTCGGCTGGCGATCATTCGATCCCTGTCGCTGCTCGTCTGCCGGGTGCAACCACTCTGCCAACAACTCACGTTTCGCCTGTCATGCTGATCAACCGTATGGCTCGTCTGCTGGACCAGCAAAACGTGGACAAAGCAGGCCGTTGGCTGGTTGTTGATCCGATCATGATGGAAGTCCTGATGGACGAAGACAGCCGTTTCCTGAACGCTGACTACGGCGATTCGGGTGCTCTTCGCAATGGTCTGACCCTGAACAACTGGAACGGTTTCCGTGTGTATGTGTCAAACAACTTGCCGAAAGTGGGTGGCGGTGCTGGCACCACGGGTACTGCAAACCAGAACACCGACTATGGTGTGATTGTTGCAGGTCATGATTCTGCTATTGCAACTGCAGAGCAGATCAACAAGACCGAAACCTACCGTGACCCCGACTCGTTTGCTGACGTTGTTCGTGGTATGCATCTGTATGGTCGCAAGATTCTTCGTCCCGAAGCTATTGCGACAGCAAAATACAACCTTGCCTGATAGGAGGACTTAGTTATGGCTACCGTTACTACTCTCGCAGGCGCTGGTGGTGCTTTCTCAACTGCAGGTCGTACCCCCTACGTCATCGACAACATCGTTGACTTCGCTGCTGCTGTCACCGCTAAGGGTGGCGCACTGGCTCAGGCCGACATCATCGAAGCTCTGGAACTGCCCGCTCAGTGCCAGATTCTTTCGTGTGGTGCAGAGGTCATTGAAGCCCATGCGGGTACTTCGACCGATCTGACGCTGGACATTGGTATCACTGGCGGTAACACCGACTTTGTTGCTGATGGCTTCGACTACGATGCTGCTGCTGTTGGCACTGTTACTTCGCCTGTTGTTGCAGAACTGCCGCTGTACAATGCTTCGGCAGACACGATTGACATTCTGTTGGCTACCATGACTGGTACGACAACGGGTGGTAAGATGCGTGTTTGGGCTTGCATTGTTCCCGTTGACGGTCGTCAGCAGGAAGCTGCAGAAGTTGTTCGTGATCAACTCGCATAATAACGGAGGGGGGCTGCTTAGGTGGCCCCCCACTACTCCATGAGAATACTTCACTCTAAGAAAAAAATAGATGGCTTTGATCACAGAGTTTTTTCTTTGAATGAAGTATACTGGAAACTTGATGAGTCTGCAGAGTTAGACTGGAAGTTTCAAGAAGCTTTAGCTAAGTCTCTAGATGAACATGGGATGTTATGGCCACCTATAGTTTGGAAGCAAGAAACTTTCCTTGTTTATCTGGAAGAAAGTAAACGAAGACACGACCCTTCTAAGTTAGTAGAGATTGATCTAGATTACAGGGTTGCCATAGGAAATAACAGATTTCACTATGCACAAGAAAAGGGTTACACCCACATAGAGTGTGTTGTAGCCGAAGTTTGGAAAGACAGAGATACCATCCTAACTCAGACTGTGATGGAATATAGGAAGGACTACTAGACATGGCTATCACAACGGCAATGTGTACAAGCTTCAAGCAGGAGTTGCTTGGTGGTGTTCATGATCTGGATACCGACAGCATCAAGCTTGCATTGATTAAAGCTACACCAAGTGGTACTTATGGTGCTGCTACTACGAATTACTCTGATGTAACTGGCAACTCTGATGAAGCCAGCGGTACTAACTATTCTGCGGGTGGTCAGGTTCTTGATGGAGCTACCATCTCTGTTTCTGGTACAACTGCTATCGTTGACTTTACTGATGAAGTCTTTGCTGATGTGACTGTCTCTACGGATGGCTGTATCATCTACAATGCTTCTCAGGGCAACAAGGCTATTGCTGTAATTGACTTTGGTGGCACTGTCAGTGCTACTGCTGGTGACTTGACTGTTGAGTTCCCTACTGCGGATGCTTCTAACGCTGTGATCCGCATCGCCTAATAGAAGGTAGCGGCTATGGCTGTCACTGTCAATGCAGCGGTCTATGGTGTAGCAGTATATGGTGTTGCCATATACGGCAAGATCATTGTCAGCAACCTAGACCAAGCAACAGCCACTGGTCAAGTAAATGCAGTACAGGTTAATCTTTCTGTAACGCTTGCAAGTGTAGTAGCAACTGGTTCTGTAGAAAGTCTGACTGCTGGTGGCTTTGAAGTAGACATCACTGAAAAAATTCCCACTGGTGTTTTTGCTACAGGTCAAGTTTCTGCGGTACAAGTTAATCCAACGGAAAAGGTAACTGGTGTTGCTGGTTCTGGTCAGACAGGTGATCCTGTTGTAACAGCCTCCAGTAATATAGTTTCTGCCAGTGTCTTTTCTACAGGCTCTGTTGAAGCTGTACAAGAAAATGTCAGCGAAAAACTTGGGTCTGTAACTGCTACAGTAAATGTCAACGCAGTACAAGTAAACGTCACTGAGATACTTGCTTTTGTTGCATCTACTGGCAGTATTGGTACGCTGACATTTAGTAACACTGTTACCCCCACAGGTGTTCAGGCACAGGGTGTTATTAACAGTGTTGAGCCTAAGCCTGCTGAAGCCCTTGGCAGTGTCAGTGCAACTGGCTTTGTTGGCAACCTCAGACTTAATACGACGGCAGGTATTACCTTAGTTGGCATGACAGGTTCTGTGACAGCAACGACTCAGACTGCCGTAGTATTTAACTTTGAGGCTGTCAAAGAGACATACAGCAGACAAAGAACCATCTACCTTTCGAGGGCTGCATAATGGCTACAACCAGTGCAGAAAGAACTATCAGAATTGCTGATGAGAATAGAGTGGTCCTAATAGTTGACTTCTCTCAGAATCGCAGGGTCTACATCACTAAAGAAAACAGGACAGTTATTGTCGTTGATCGCAAGACAACATCTGCAGATCGCACAGTAAACGCAGTATAGGACACTTAGATGAGCTACCGCTGGCCGAATAAAGATCCTGATGAAACACTTGACTACAGCATTGACTGGTCAAGATTCTTGGGTACTGGTGTAACTATCACATCTGCTCAGTGGTACGTTGATGACGCTTCTGGTGTCAAGACTGCCATCAATGCAGGACAGACTGTCAACAGCATTCAGAATGTGTCTCAGACCAATAACTCTACTGTTACTACTATCAACATTGGTAGTGGGACAAACAACGTAGAATACAAGTTCTACTGCAGAATTACAGACAGTTCTGGCAGTCAGGCAGAGAGAGTTGTCAAACTTCGGATCAAGGAGAGATAAATGGCGTATGATTTCCTTGGCCTTGTAAATGATATCAACAAGAGACTTAACGAAGTTGAGTTGACCTCTGCTAACTTTGCTACTGTTACTGGTTTTTACAGTGCAGCAAAAGACTCTGTGAATGCCTCACTGCGTTATATCAACCGGTCTGCATTTGAGTGGCCGTTCAATCATGTTGAACAGGAAGACGTTCTGACTGCAGGTGAGATTCGCTACGGCTATCCTGCTGACACAAAGACAGTTGACTTTGACTCTTTCAGAATTAAACGGTCTTCTACATTTGGTAATGAAACTCAGAAGCTGAAGATCATTTCCTACGAAGAATATTTGGGAAGATATGTAGACGATGAGTACAACACTAGTAACACTGGCATTCGTACTATTCCTCGCCTAGTCTTTCGTACTCCAAATCAAGGCTATGGTGTATATCCTGCACCTGACAATGCCTATGAGTTAGTCTACGAATACTACAGACTTCCTGTTGACCTGATTGGTGCTACAGACGTTCCCAGCATTCCTGAGCAGTTCCGTTATGTGATCATCGACGGTGCAATGTATCATGCCTATTTGTTCCGTGGTAATAC